AAAATGGCGCTGGCTGCAAATGCATTGACTACCGTCGCAACGGTCGAAGACGAACTAGGTATTTCCTCCGGTACCGAAAACGCTAGACTGCAACGGATGATCAACGCAGCCAGCGCCCACGTTCAAAATTTCTGCAACCGTACTTTCTATAGGGACACAGCGATCGCGGAAACCGTGAGCGCATCGGAGGGTCCCTATATGATCCTGGCACGGCCCCCGATTAACTCGATCACGTCGGTTGTGTATTCCGGTAGCACGATCGATTCTAGCGAGTATGAGATCCACAACGCCAACAGCGGGATCCTCTACGCGGTCGCGGGATCGTGGGGCCGTACCGGGTTGTACTATGGAGACATAAGCCAGACCCGCGCGATGGGGATGGAACGAAAGCTGTATACCGTGACGTATGACGGGGGGTGGTACACGCCGAAGCAAGACGACGATGATGAGGATGTGACTAGGGACTTGCCGTACGATATCGAACAGGCTGTGTTGTACGTTGTGGCTTATATGCGGAGGCAAATGGGTAGGGACCCGTCGGTTGCCAGCGAGTCGCTATTGTCGTCTAGCGTGTCATACGCATCGGTAGGAGGTGCCGGCGGTAGCGATTGGTTGACTACTCAGATCCCGGCGGCTGCCAGTATCCTGTCCCGATACCGGATCCCGGTGCTCCGATGAAGTGGACACACCGACTCGTAGATACGATCTCATACAAAGTCCGATCGGGGTTCTCCGATGGAGACTACACTTGGGGATCGCTAGCCACCGCGGCCGCGAGGGTCGAAGAGTACCCCAAGATCGTCAGAAGCGTATCGGGCGAGGAACTCGCGGCAAGCCATCGCATCGCCACCGAAACCGATATCCCAACGCACGCTAGAGTATGGCTCCCCGGCGCGGACACGAACGACGCCACGGAGTCCTACTCCATCTTGCGACGCGACAAAGCCAAGACACTAGACGGAGCCTACACGCTCTATCTGTTGACGCTAGGTAGGAGCTAATGGCAGATCCCGAGAGTGATGTGTTGGCTGCCATAAGCGGCAACGTTGGTAGTTGGGTTGAGAACACCAACCTGTTTCGCGGGCCCGTCCGAGCCGCGATGCCCGATAGCATCATCCCGGTGAATGCAGTGTTTGTTCTGAACACCGGCGGACCGGAGCCGATCAATTTCGCTCGCGGCGGTTCGACGCCACAAGAGTACGAACACAATATTCAAATCGTCGTGCGGGGAGAGCCAGACAAGTACGGCTCAACGCGAACGCAAGCGGTGGCCATCTATTCCTACTTGCATGACAACGACCCGTCGGGATACATCTACTTGCGCGCTACTATGCCAGCGCCCGTATACGTAGGCACCGACGAACGACGATGCGACTATTTCGTGATGAACTTCCGCGCCGGGATCTTGGAATGAGTAAGAGCATGATCCAAATAAGCGGGATGAAGAAGGCGCTCGCAATGGTAGACAAGGCGGGGCCGAAAGGCCAAGCCGCTCTTGCCGGCGCTATGTATTCCGCCGCGCTGGAAGTCATGCGTGAAAGCGTTAAGAACACTCCGGTCGTAACGGGACGGTTGCGCAATAGCCACTTCGTTACTGTGCCGAGACCCGGGAAGGGCTCAAGCAAGTTGCAAGTGCGATTCGGGTACGGCGTCAAGTATGCGTTCCGTGTCCATGAGGGGATCACGGTAAAGGTCCGCGACATGCCGAAGAGTCAACAGGCAGCGTTCTGGGCTCGCATGAAAGACAAGGGGTGGGCTACCGCCGATGGAGTCTCATGGCGCAAGTCGGATCAAGGCGGAGCCAAGTTCCTTGAGCGCGCAATAGACAAGTATCGCAGGAAGGTAGGGCGCATAATCGCGCGGTTGACGTTCCGAAATTTCGAGCGCGGCTACGGGGTCAGAGTCGACTCCGGTATGCCACGAAACGAAGAAGCCGGAAGACGAAAGGCGGAGACGTTATGAGGATGAAAATCTTGAAACGGTGTGGACCAAGTCCCGCTCGTGCGCTATATAGAGAGGGGTTCGTGTACGAGGTGAGCGATAGCGAAGCGGCTTGGTTGATAGCGGAAGTCGCAGGATACGAGGAAGGGACGGAGCCGCCGCTGTGCGAGGAAGACGTTGCGGAGATGAGCCGAGCGACTGTAGCGAAAGACACCGACGAACAACGTCGGCTGCGGTTGCTGGAGTCGCGGCGGCAAAGAGAGCAAGCCAAGTTGGACGAACACAATAGAGTGCTAATGCGCAACGCGGCCGTCGCTACCGCGGTCCGCATTGCCAGACAAGCAAAGGAATAGATCATGCCTAGGACTGCTATTACGGTGACTAGTGTCACCAACTACCAGGCGGGGACCGCATTGACCGGAACGGCGGGGGACGCGGCGAACGATCACCAAGTCGATCTCACCTACGCGCCGAAGTTGATTCTGTTGGTAGAGAACACCGGAGCTAATTCGATCAACTTCACGGTAGAGTTTCCGGCGGGGAAGTCAAGTTATAACGCCACTATCTCGCGGTCGCATACGGTGGGGAATGATGAGCTGCGATGCATTCCGTTGGACGTCCCACCGGACTTGGCGCAATCGGGTAACCTGTTGCATATCGATTCCGCGGATGCGAATTTTGGGGATCTGAAGTTTTACTGTTTCACTTGGGCTGATACGCCTATTAGGTAATGGAGTTATACAATGGGTCTTGGTGCAATCAATCTAGGGACTGACAGCTACGTCGGTGTCGGAGCCACCGGGCAAGTAGTTCCCGGCGGCACCTTTGCTGAGATCGCTGGCATCTTTTCGGGTAGCTTGTCGATTTCGCACGATGCGGTCGACACTACGAACAACGACGATGCGGGATTCACGTCGGCGAAGTACGGTAACACCACCGTTACCTTGTCGCTTGAATACCGGTTCGACCCCACCGACTCTGCGCAGGGAACCCTCCGCACTGTGGCGTCCGATCTTGACGGGTCGTGCAAAGTGCAGAAGGCGTTCGCCGTTAGGCCTATCGTCGGCACCGGTGAAGACAGTTGGTCGTTCGAGGGCATCATCACCTCGTATGAGATCTCCTATAATAACAACGAACCGGTCAACGTATCGATTGAAGTTCAGTCGACCGGCGCCGTTACCTACAACGTCCAAACCTGATAACCTAGCATGATACGGAGGAACTCATGCCACAAACTACACAGACACAACCGGCTCAACCGTCCGGCCCGCTTGGGGCTTGTACCATCAAGCTTGCCGGCAACGTGCTACAACTCCGCTTCGGTACCAAGGGACTCTACGCGCTGAGTAAGATCACGGGCGAGAGTCCCTTTGCCGTGGTGACGAAACTTCAGGACGCGTTCTCCAAAGGACAGGAACAACTCGGAGCCGGGTTGTGTGACCTCACGCTCGCGGTGCCTATGCTACTCGCGGGGCTTGCCGAGTCGCCGCTGTATAGTCACAAGAATATCAACTCAGCGCAAGCCAAGATCGAGAAACTCCTAGACGCACAAGCCAAGCAAGACAACACATCGGTGTTGATCGTGGCGGGGCAAACGGTAGCGGCTATGTTGCCAGCGTTTATCGAAGCGGTCGGCGGCCCACAAGCGTCGGCGTCGTTGAAACAAGAGAGTGAAGGGGAAGTGGGTGGCAAGGGAAACGAGTGAAGAAAAGGGAAGGAGGTGAGACGTTTTGCTGGCGAGAGTTCATGATCTCCGCAGCGGCCGCCGGAATAACGCCAGACGTATTCTGGCGTCTCACGCTAGGAGAGGTCGTGATCGGAATAGAAGGGTATCACGAACGCGAGAGGCAATCGTTGATAGGACGAGTCAACGCGATCTTGAGGGCGCTACAGAAAAAGGGAGATCCATACAAGGGTCTTGGCGTGAATAGGGGCAGGAAGCAAATGAGTTGGGGAGCCGCGTTGATGCAATGGATATGGGCTCCGGAAGACGAAGAATAGACTATGGCGTCGAACGAAGGCACGATCTCTGTAAAGCTAGTAGCGGATACGAAGAAGCTGACGGCGGGGTTGAAGGCGGGCCTTGCGTTCGGCGCCGTTGGTTTGGCGCTTAAGAAAACATACGACGCGGCGAAAGTCCAGATCCAAGCCGAGACAAAACTAGCGGCTGCCATCCGCGCAAGCGGGAAAGCGATCGACGCGAACAAGCTGAAAGCGTTCGCCAGCGCACGACAAGAAGTCACCACATTTGGCGACGAAGCCACAATAGCCATGATGGGAACGCTGGCAACGTTCCAGTTGACGGAAGACCAGATCCTTGGGCTGACTTCTGGGATTCAAGATTTCGCTGCGATATCCGAAAGAGACTTAAACTCGGTTGCGATTGTAATAGGTAGGCTGGCCGCATCGGGCCAAGCTGACCTGGCAGAATACGGTATCGTATTATCTGAAACGGAAAGAGAGGCATTCAAAAACGCTACAACGTCGGAACGCGTCGCAATGACCATGGCACTGTTAGCCAAGAAAGCAGGCGGAGCGGCTAAGGCGCTAGCATTGACTGACTTCGGACGAATTGAACAAGCGACAATGGCATTCGGCGACGCGCTTGAGGAAGTGGGCAAAGTAATAGCCTCTATGCTCGCGCCCGCGGCCGATGTGGTGACGTCGCTGGCCCTAGGGTTCTCCAAGTTATCCGTCACAACGAAGAAATGGATAGTGGGCTTGGGAGGGATCGCTACCGCTGCGCTAGGGATCGTCTCGGCAGCGGCCGCGTTCGGCGCGATGAAAGGATCGGTCATCGCTGTTGTGGTTGCAATGGGCACGCTCGCCAAAGCGGCGTGGGCTGCGCTAGCTCCTATGCTACCGATGATCGGCGCGGTGGCGCTTATGGTAACCGGAGTCGCGGCGGCTGTCGGCGCCGGTGTGCAGGCTTGGCGATTCTACAAAGACGAAGCCATCGCGGCGTGGCAGAGTATCAAAGAGACAACGTCAACGGCATTCGATTGGATTGGTAGTCTTGCTAGGGACGCTGCCAAGTTAGTCAGCCAAGCGGTCGTCTTCATCGTACAGTCGATCAAGGGTGAGATCGGCGGCTTATTCGCGCGGCTCGGAACCGGGTTCAAGCGGTTGATGGAAGGCAAGTTCATCGGCACGCTTGACGCAATGAGCGAAGCGCATGAGAAATACAGCGCCGGTGTCCGCGACGAAACGGTTCAGTTGTTCGCCGAGATCGACAAGTCAAGCGCGGGGCTGTTGTCAGACGCGGATGTGACATTCAAGAAAATCGGCGGCGCGATCGCGGACGGTATTTCATCGGGGGCGGACAGTGCCAAAGACGCTCTGAAATGGCTCGGCAAATTTGCAAAAGAACAAGGCGGCATACTGGCCTCTAGCCTTGGAACGACTCTGGAACTCCTAGGGATCGGCGGAGGCGTCGCCGCCCCTACGGGCGAAGGCAAACCGGCCGAAGGCAAGCCACCGCAGATCAAAACTGGCAAGAAAGCCGGAAAGAAGCCAGCCGCCGGAGGTAAGAAGCCTAACACTGTGGGTGAGGTATTTGCGACTGGTATCCTGGAACGTGTAGTCAAAGCATTCGATCCGCTTGTCTCCCTGATAACTCCGGCCATTGCTCCTATAGGCAAAGCGGTCGGCGGTGCTGTTATTGACGGCCTAGGCGCCGTCGGGAACATCATCGAAGCCACGGTCGTCGGCGGTCCTATGGGAGGGTTGATCGCCACGATCACGGAAGTCATCAACGCTAGCGAGCCGCTCAACCGGATCTTCGGCGAGATAACCTCAATCTTTCAACGCATCGTGGCTGCGTTCGATCCGTTGTTCGAGGCGCTGACTCCGGTCGCACACCTTATCAGTATCATCGTTGACACAGCGCTTCGTCCGTTGGCCCCGGTGTTCAAGGCGATGGGAGATGTCTTGCGCCCGATCCTCGCGGCACTTGTGCCGATCGTTCAACTCTATCTCGCCATGACTGTGCAACTCAAGCTAGTGACAAGCGCACTCACTTGGCTTCAACCCGCGTTCGAAATGTTCGCTGAGCTTGTAGAGGTAGTGGGGAAGGGGTTGTTCGAGATGGCGAACAAGGTAATCGATATCTGGAACGGTATCGTTGACGCCATCGCCGGGATCTTGGAGAGTCTAGGGGGACTGAAGTTCTCTGTCTTTGGGCATGATATCAAGCCGTTTGGTATGCTCGAAGACGCTGCGGATAGTTTCAGGAACGCTGCGGAGATCTCGAAGATGACTTGGGAGGATCTCAACAGACCGTTGTCGGAAGCCGGCGAGAATTTCGAAAAGCTTAACGAGTCGATGACGAACATCCCGACCGGACTCAAGGTAGCGTTGCGACGGTTCCAGGCAACAGACGGACAACAGTTTGCGCCGGTTGGGGGCGGACAAGGCGCAGGGTCGCAATCTACTCAAACAGTGAGCATCAATAACGTCAACATATCGGCGGAGGCGGACGTAGATAGAGTCGTGGGCAGGGTCTTAGATTATATTCACGGACTAGTCACCGCCGATGCGGGACCGATGCCCGGCTCTGCTAGTAGCGGAGGCGGGGGAGGTGGAGGAGCGTCAACTGGGGGCGGGGCGGCAACTGGGGGCGGGGCGGCAACTGGGGGCGCAACGCCGGCAGTGGGAACTGATTACGGTAGTACTTATATCGGCACTGGCGGCTGGGGCAGCGCTGCATTTTTCGGTAAAAAGTAATAGTTGGTGATCGTATGTCATATCTGAACATCAATGGATACGCGACGAAGGTACGCGCCGGGCATGAGTTGTCGCCCGCTGAGATCGCGTCGGCTCGCGGCTACTCACCCAACGCCCTATACGGCATGCAACGATCTGCGATCGCTCGGGCGTGGACATTCACCACGATACCGCTGCCTAGGGATGAAGCAATCGCGCTGATCGGGATGCTAATGCATCGGGGCGACGGATGGAGTTGGGATACCGACGAAGTGGGGGAGCCGGATCAAACCGCTGCTGACTTCTACTCTGACAAGTTGCGAGCCGCGTCGACGTTGACGGCTGCGAACATATCGCCGACGTACGCGTATGACGGTGGCAGAATCTACACTCAGATCGGCGCGTCGGGATCTGGATCAAGTATCGATCCCTATGTGTTGCCGGGCGCGGCGTTGGGACCGTTCTCCGGATCGTCCGGTGTGATGGCCAATGAAAGAGCAACGACAAACCTATTGCCAGCCGGTGAGAGTAGACCCAACACTGTTGACTGGGCTGTAGTCAACGGGACAGAGACCCTCACCGATGATACTGACTATATCTTCGACGGGTCGTCATCACTGAAAGTCGTTACGGTCAATGCGGGAGATGGCGCGAAACTAGGGGGCACCGCACCGGTTACGGGGGGGCAACAGTACATAGCCACTATCTACATCCGGCCGGCCGCTGGCGGCGAAAATCTTTTCGTTTACCTATCCGAAGTCGGGGTGGCCAATACGGCACAGTATTTCACCCTGCCCACGGATACCAACACTTGGACACGAGTGCAGGTAAAACGTACCGCAGCCGGAGCTAATGCCCTCTATATACAAGTCCGATCAGTGAACGGTGGGGATACGTTTTACCTTGCGTGTGCACAAATCGAACAGCAAGCCGATGCCCCCACGTCGTGGGTTGAGGGCGGTTCCTCGCGAGCTGCGGGCAATGTCGAGTATGCTCAGTTCCTATCCGGGTGGTCAAGTGGGTTCACAGCTAATATTTGGTATCTGTGCGATCACCTCAGCTCTTCAACTACTAGGTACTTGTATCGAGTTAACGGCACGAACGGACACTTAGACTATTTTAATTATATATCCATTTCAACCGGAGACGCGTTAGCGGCTGTGGTCAGTTCGCGGCCGGGCTCTAGTAGCGCAGTGTCTAGTCTAGTGGCCACCTCAACAGCCACTGTTGGGTGGCATATGCACACAGCGACTTTTGATCAAGCCAATCAAACACTCCGTATCTATAAAGACGGCGCCTTAGTGCAAAGCGACTCTACCTACAGCGGAGCGACAAAATACCAGATGAGCGGACTTGACCAACCGTTGTCGATCGGCGATCTCGGAACATCGGCGTCTAATGCCACCGGGTATTTCGGGCCGGTGCAATTCTTCCCCTTTGTCGCCCCCGCAAACATCATCGCGGGGTGGTACAATCTTGCGTCAGATGATATCATCACGGGAGTTGCACCGCTTGTGGCATATGGGGATTTCTTGCACACTGGTGATGAGTCGGTGCAAGTTTATGCCGAGGTTAGCAGGGCAATCAACGCACCGCATACGGTAAACGGCGTGTGGGATCCTGGAGCGATGGCCGTGAGCTTTACGCTGTACGAAGCGACGGGGAGAGCATGAGAACACCGACCGCGCAAGAGACTGCCATAGTTTCCGGCCGTGCCGGGATGCAACGGGTATGGCTCAAGGTTGAGATCGACCGCGACAACGCCGGGACGTGGGTTGACTTGACGGACTTGCATGGAATCGATTGGGTGCTAGGAGTCTCATACGGGGAGAGTGTAGACATCACCGCGTGGACGGCCAGGGTGACGTTCCGGTTGCATGCGTTCGACAACCCAGAAGCTAGTCTGTCTCCGCTTATGGCCAACAGTATTTTGAATGACGGCGGGGTCATGATCCAACCGTACCGCAGGATCAAGATCTCAACTGCGACGGTGCCGATCGATGACCCGAAACCGTCAACGTTCAATCTTGTGTTCGCCGGGAGGATCGACTCATACGAGATTTCAGGGAACACTGTATCGGTTGCGTGTAGGGATAGGACGTCAGATCTACAAGACTGTTTCATTGAGACAGAAAAGACGTACGGCGATGACGATCCCACTTCGCCGGCGAACGCCAATGAGCTGCAAGATATCATTCAAGACTTGATTGATGATCACTACAACACGCGCGCCGACATCGTTGCGGGCTATAGCGGCGCGGCTTCCACTGTTGCGGGTACCGATCTCCATCTTCGAGATCCCGCGAGTGGGGGAACGGTCGGCGTTCCGTACCACCTGTATTCCGCGCAAGGGACGGCGGCCGGGCCGTGGAATTCTGCGGACGATACGGGATGGAGCTTGCGGTCATGGGTTCAGCAGAAGTCTCCGCTGTTTGAGTCTCTAGTGCGCCTCGCGGATATGATCGGATACTCGCTTCGGTTCCGGTGGCATAACGGCTCCGGTATCAGTGATATCGTGTTGGTATTAGAGGAACCCGACCGATCGTCGACAACTGCCAACTTGACGCTAGACCCTACTACGTCGGCAAACATTGTCATCAAGAGTCTATCGCTAGACATCACCGGGATCAGGAATGTGTGGCGAGTAGGGTTCCCACGCAACGGGGGCACAGCGTCTAGCACAGTCGCCACCGATGCGGCGTCGATCAGCAAGTACGGCAGGCGATACGCTGAAATCAACGAGGGCTCTTCGTCGCAAATCGATACCAGCACGGAAGCGGTGGCGATGCGGGATGCGCTGTTGGCAGACACGAAAGAGCCGGTGGCCACCGTACAAATCGAGACTCCATATCTGTACTATGTGCAGCTCAACGATCTCATCAAGGTCAAAGCGGACGGGCGGTTTCTCGACTCTGATCAAACCCTAGCGGTTATCAGTAGGCAGAACACGATACAGCAAGGCGGAGCGGCGAAGAGCGTGTTCGTGTTACAGGGTACGGTGCAAAGCGCCAAGCGGAGGAAGCATGCGAGCAAGCAACGGGTTTTCTTCCCTAGCCGTAGCGGGCCTAATCTGTTGCAGTCCAGCTCAGGGAGCGGACTCCTACAGAACGGCACTCTCAGTAACATCGGTAACGAGTGACGATCCGGGTGATGCAATGACAGACTCAGCGATGCCGTCAGGATGGAAATTGTTGAACGGTACTTTAGGCACTGATTTGGTGATCGACACATCGGTGGCATTGAATGGATCGGCGTCATTCAAGTTCCCTAGCACGGCAACGTCGAGCGCTGTTTTGGTAAGCGACTGGGTTCCGTCATTCCGGGCCGTGGCCGTTAGTGATACCTACGTTTTGCCATCATATGGAACAAGCCACGCACACGTCAGAGCTAGCAGCGTGGCGGCGAACAAGGATGTCAAGATCTCTGTCGAAGTTGCGAATGACGACAAAACATCAATAAACACATGGACTCTATACAACGCCCCACTGGCAGCCGCAAATACTTGGGAGCTTGCAGGAGATCAACATACTTTAGGCTCTACTACCTACGTATGGATGAGACTACGCATTGAGCGGCCTACGGACATCGATTTCAATCTGTGGGTTGATCAAGCGTATATGGCCGCTAATCCTCCCAACGCTAGGCTATTTAATACCGACCCGGTCACCTTTACCGGTGCCTGGAATACAGTCACATTTGACGCCGCCGGACTGTATGATCAAATCAACGTACCCGCCGTATCCTCTGTTTCTTCGGTAACCATAACTAGGCCAGGATTCTACACTTTTAATGCCTATGGCTATATCTCAGATTCGGTAGCGGATGGGGATATGTTCGGACTGCGGATAAAGGTAGCGCAGACCGCCGGCACGAAATACTTCACCGGTACTACGTTGACGATACCAGCAGCCTACGCCCCGTCGTCAACAGACTTGGCACTGCATACTTCCGGCAACTTATACATATACGGACAAAAGGGGGCTGGCGTGGCTGGCGAAGTAGTGTCCGTGGAAATCAAACAACTAGCCGGTTCCTTCGTAGACTTGGAAGAACTGGAGTTCAGCATTGTCAGAATAGGGCCCTAGGCATTGCCACCGGGCGCCGCCTATGGTATACTACACGCAACTATACTCTGCAGAGTAATGGGGATACAATGAAACGAATTGCACTTGCCATCGCACTTGCCGTCCCATTCCTTATGGCCGCCGGTCCTGGGGACAAACTAGTTGTCACGATCCCCATGCTAGACTCTGGAGGAAGCGCTTGGTCTGCTGAGAATATGACCGGCCCCGCACAAACATCACCGTTCACCGTTGAGGGTCTGGATTATGTTCAGTTCTATCTCAGCGCCGCGTCGGTGACAGGCACCGCTGATGTGACGATCGATTGCTACGTCGGACAGAGCGCGACCGATGTGAACTATCATGTTCAGTCCGAGAGCATTACAGCCGGCGTCGCCACACAGTATGACTACGTCCCAACGCATAGTGTGACGACGGCAGACAAATGGATTTCGGTTGTACCGACTCACCGCGCAAAGTACATGTACTGCACTTTCACTTGCGCGAGCGGAACCCTTGGGCTCGTTACGGTGGGAGGTAACTACTAATGCATCGAACGACGTTCGTAGCTACCCTATCATTGAGTTGCCTTGCGGCCGCGTCTGCCTACGCATCGCAGCCCGGGTTCCGGCTTGACGGTCCAATCCTAGAGTGCAATCCGGAAGCGCTCACCAGCGTAGACTATATACAATTTGATACGTCATACAGCGCGACGCATTCCGAAGGCCAAATCCATTGGAACGATGACGACAAGACAATGGAGATCGACACAGAAGTCAACGGCGTCGCGTTGCAAACCGGGCAGGAAGTGTGGCTCCGCGCGACGAACAAGACCGGCGCGCAAATCGATAACGGCGAAGTGGTGTATATCTCGAGCGCGCAAGGCCAGCGGCCGGTCGCGTCCCTCGCGGATGCGGATACGGAGGCAACCGCGACCGGTACGATCGGTATGGCGACGCACAACATTGCCGACAACGGCACGGGGTACGTGACAACGTTTGGGCTTGTTCGCGACATCGATACAACCGGAACTCCGGTCGGCGAAGTGTGGGCTGCCGGAGATGCGTTGTATTTGTCTTCTACCGCGGGGGCGATGACCAAGACCGCTCCGGCGCTACCGGCTTACACTATCAGGGTTGGCTATGTGGTGTATGCACACGCGACGGAAGGGATCGTGTTTGTGTCGGTCAGTTGTGCTGGAGGCGGCACCAACTTGATTTTGTCGGGTGACTTGGTGTTGGACAGCGGCGACGTTGCCGATAGCGGTAGGGTGCGGTTGAAGAACGCGGAATGCATCGCGTGGGAAGCGAGCCCGGCTGGGACGGATGAGAGCTTGTGTGTGGATGCGTCGGAGCAATTGACGTACTCTGGGCCGATCGTGGCTACGGGGGACGTTAGCTCATCCGGTGGCAGTATCGTTTCATCGGCTGATGTGCAAGCGGGCGCGGCGGGTGAGGTTAGGTGGAACGGATTGACAGAATGCGTAGCACCGGCCGACGGGCAAGTCGCGTGCAGACAAGCCGATGACAGCACTGGGGCTGCGCTTGATTTCTTGACGGCTGGGACGTTGACGGTGAAGGATCAAGCGGGCACCGGGGCGGGTAACCTCACGGTGGCTGGGACGTCAACGCTGACGACAATTCAATCAGGGGCAGGGGACGTTGCCGACGCGGGGGCCATTAGGCTGGGGAATGCCGAGGTGATCGCATGGGAAGCGAGCCCGGCTGGGACTGACGGGACGTTGACGTACAGTTCCAGCAACAAACTAGAGACCAACGCAAGCTTTATTATTCCAACCATCTTTTCCGATAGGTACTACTCCCTTAATGGTATCGCGTCAACAGGTGGTACATTTTTTAATACCAGCACGGATGAACTCATCATGGCATCCGGTTCTGGTGTGGGCCGTCAATGGGTTTTCACCGACGCGGCCAACGCCGCCAATGACCATGACCACGCCACCCAAACCACTCCCACGATCTTCGTCCATTCCGACGAAGATCCTGACACTGACAACACAGAGTGGATCTCCATCGCCCACAACGGGACGACCGGCGTTCTCGATTCCGGCAAGGGTGGCGTCGGTGTCACGCACCTAGTCCAGCCATCCCTCACCACCCACGTTCCATCCGGCACAACCCAGACCATCGATTGGAGTACAGACGGCGGGAACATTGTTAAGCTAGACCTTGAGGACGCCACCGGTGACGTCACGCTCACGATCTCCAATGGCGGCGTCGGTAGGTACACAATCATCGTGCAACAGGATGGCGCAGGCGCGGCCCGCGATATCACGTGGCCTGCGTCGGTAGAGTGGGCTAACGCCACCACGCCCGTTATCAGCGCGGGGAACGATGAAGTCGATATCGTCGATTGCGTCTGCGACGGGACAAG